TAACACTCCATTGCTATGAAGACACTCAATTAAGAAGCCTCCCGTTTGGTAAAGCCCACCTTGTATGTTGTGCTTTTCCTTTAACTTGCTAACTGCCTTTGGTCAAGGCCTTGGTGGTATCCACTTCAACGTTTAAGTTCTTTTGTGTTAGTTGGACCGTTCCTATTAAGGTTAGAACGCCAGGAAGGTACATACAATGTACCTGAAGAGCCTACCACACTATTTCCCAGTGGTCGGGTTGTCATTTCAATTTATTTTAAAGTCAAAACCTTAGAACCCACCATGGTTAGCTCAGTTTCTCCTTTCATTGCCACGAAAGGAACCATGTAGGATTGTAAGGCGAACCAATCTTTGGAGTATTCATGTGTTGAAAAGAGCAGTTCATCAAATACTGCAGGCCAATACAAATCAGTGACACGAATACTCTCACTAGCTTCTTCTAAAATTATTTGTGTTTCAGGGGTTAATTGGTATAGTTCAGAATAAATATATCTATCTGCTACCAAAATTTCTGGTTTCTTATTTACAGCTAGTGGCAATGAGGCATAGAGGGATTTCTTATAAGAATTCTCATTCCAATCAAAAATTGGTTCATAATTAAAAACTTGTTTATACAAATTGTACGCTACAATACTTATAATAGGACACCTTGGAAATTCATATAGACAAGACAAAGTCTTGGCTTTTAATAAACCAAGTCTCATATTCCTATTTACTGTATTCCTATATTTAGATAATGTATATGTAAGTTTCATTAGAATTTCTCTTGCACACCTAAATCTAGTCAAAGTGTCTTGATTGAATTCTACATGGCAAAAACTAGCTTTACCAATCATATCGAAGGTTTGCAACTTAACGGTAAGGCCCAATTTTGCATAAATTGTAAAATCTGGTCTACCATACCAGCACACAATATTATCATCTCCTTCTGCTATGATTTCGACATCAATATTACATACAAATGCGATGTAGTAAACAATCAAGATATTTAGCATGAAATGGCCCCAGGAGGTTGTTATCTCACCCGAGAAGCGCTTACATGCTATTAAGAATTGAACACACCTAGAGTGTTCCTTAAATTTGAATTTATGTGTAACATACCTAACATATGCATCTACATCACTCCACCATTCAAATTCTAAGAAAAACTTTAGGCATGTGCCATCAACTAACTTCAAAAACTCTCTACAATAAGCAGATTCCATCTTCGAAATATCAGAAGTGTTAATAGTAACACAATTACCAAA